AGCGCCAGGTTTACCACCAGTATTTAATGTTTGTCTAATAAACTTATCGGCGTTATTTTGTGGGTTTGTAACTTCTGTTTGTTTAATCTGATTTACACCTTTTCCTGAAATAGTATCTTTACCCGTAATTTCATCGGTATAACTATTATCTAAAAATTCCTTATCACCTTGTTTTAAAAAATTAATTGTCGCAATAGACACAGTTTGTATCGCATCATTACTAGCAACACCAACAGCTAATTTAGTTCTAGGTAAAACTTTACATTCTAAATTGGCGTAAAATACTAAATTTTCTTGTTTTATATTGCGTTCTTTAGCCCTACCCTGGTCATCAATTACCTTGTTTGGGTCTACTACTGTGATGTTGTTATAGTCAAATTCAACAAGTATGTTTTCATTATTACCTACCATAATAGAATATGTGATTATCTAATGTGTTTTTATAATCCTGTAATGAAGCTACTAAAGGAAATGGAATTGTCAATATAGAACCGTCACTAATATTCCATTCTTGCCCACCAAATATAGGGTTAGCTTGTAAAATCAACCATCCAAAGTATGGTGTACCATAATATTGTTGGGATATCTTATCTAACCTAGATTGTCCTGCTTTGTAAATATACCGTTTGTCTGTCGCTTTTGCGGGTAATATTAAATATGGGACAACCGTTTGTTTTCCATTTAAAATAAAATCGACATATCTGTTATAATAATCTTTTCTAGGCATAATTAATTAAATTTTTTGTTAAATTTACCAGCATCTCTATCTTCTATATAACAAGTATCAATTGCTGTGTTATTTTCATTAAATAACCCATTTAATATTGTGTTAGCATCAGTTTTTTCAGTGTCGGTTAATATAGTTGTATAGTCTAAAATTCTACTTTTGCCTGCAGGATATAATTTTTCCTCGTAACCGTCAGTATAATCTTTAAACCATTTAGTTTTTCTAAAATCAGTAAATAATTTTTCTTCTTTTTCAAGTTCTTTACTATATTCTTTAGCAACGTCATCAACAACCTTTTCAAATTTATTTCTTAACTTGTTTGAAGCTGTAAAATTAGTGGTTAAAACATAATTAATAAATGTTGTTAACTTATTTTTATCACTAAATTCTCTTGCAACAATCATGTAGAAAGTTTTATTTTCAGGGTTATCTTCTAACCCTCCATTAGGTATTGGAGCAAAATCACCGACTTCTTTATAACTTTCGGTAATTATTTTTTCATCAATAAGTTTTTTACCAACATCAACAAAATACCCATATAGAGTTTCGATATCAATTTGTAATTCATCAAATGTATTACCAATACCAATATTTGTTGGTGATGATTGACTAACTTTACTAGTACCACTTATTTTGTACGGTAACGGTGTTCCTTTTTCAGTCTTTTTACCATCCAACCCTTCAGTGGTTGATGTTCCCCCATTAATAATTTCAAGTTTGATAAAATCCAAAACCAATTTCTGTTGGTAAGTTGATAATTCAGATATTATTGTTTGTACATTATTTGAGAAGGTGTTATTTAACTGATTTAGATAGTTAACCATATTTTTTTGGATGTTGGTTAATTCATTGTCGGATGGTGTGTATATTTTTAATAATTTAGAAATTACAGGATTTGTATTATCATTAATATTACTTTTTGCTTGGTCAAACAATAAAGTGAATTGGTTCTTTTTAACCCCTCCTTCAGTAGTCTCAATTAATGGTTTACCATATATACCTACTTGGTAGTTATTACCAACAGTATGTGTATTACCACTAATGTATAGTCTTTTTTGATTTAATAATTGTAAAATACCATAGTTGTATTTTAACACAACACTTTCAGTTTGGTTTGTAATTGTTGTTAAATAATCAGGTGCTTGTTTTAACATTCTATCCATAATATTTTGATAATGAATTTCACCTGTTTCACCACCAGTAACTCTATTAGTATTTACGATGGTACCAATTGTATCTCCAAAAGCATTCTCGGGTACATTATCAACAGCATTAGCCCCATCATCTAATGGTGATGTTTCCAAAATTTCTTTAATTAACCCTTCATCAATTTTTTTGAATGAGTCGTCAGTCCAAACCGCTCTTTCATCATATATTTCAGTATTGGCATAATAATTAAATGATAATGCGTTTTGTAATTGCTCAACAGGTTTTGCCAAACCATGACCACCAATAAAATCAAAGTTCATTGTAACGTTAGCAATCATTGGTTGGACACCAATACCTTCAGGGTTCATGTCAAAAATCAAAGGTTCATAAGTGAATGAAACACTATTAGGTACTATTTTTGTGTGATAAAAATCACCAATTCTTAATACCAATATTGGTGGTGCCCCAAATGATGTGTTTACCGCGTCATTATATTTTGGTTTACCATCAGGACCAATAATTGGAATTGTTTCACCAGGTCTAACACATTGGTTTAAGAAATTTAAACGAGCATTTAAACCCTCAGGTGTCATAGAGTGGAAGGCAGGATTAAAATATTTAATCTTTTCTTTTATTGAATCGTACAACATAGGTACTTCCTCTTTAATAACCTCAAAATAGTCACATTCAGATAAAAGTTGTCTTAAAATCTTTTTACCAATACCTTCTTTTAATTTCTTTTCTATTCTTGTTGTTGGTTGTGGTTTTTTAGGTTGTATTCTTTCAAATTCAATAGTTTTTGGTGTTTCAGTAATTGTTGGTGTAGTGTTGGTATCAGTACTATTACTACCAGGCGGTATTGTGACTGTAGTTTGGATTTTAACACGTCGACACGCCATTGCGTCAACAGAATAAACTTGTGAATTCCTAGTCACTTTATTAGACCCAACGGTCTTAATGACACCTGTCGGGTTTGTTGACCCATCAAATATATTGTTAGTACAATTTACCGCATTACCGCCACCACCACTAACTGATTTAGGAGTTACAGTAATTTCCTCACCATATCCAGTGTCACTTAAAATAAATTTCTTATCGTTAATATAAGGTTCTAAATCACAACCAATTTCTTTACCTCTCGCTTTGAAGTATTTCATAACAGAATCATTTCTTCGTTTAGAAAGATTTACATTGTATGATTTGGATGCGGGTGCGGAAGCGGAACCAATTAATGTTAAATTAATTGTTGCGTTTTTTTCTTTTAATAAATCAAACGCCTTTTTAATAAAACCATCATTAGGGTTATCAATTGCATTAAAATTATCTAAAATAACATTACTCCAAAATTGAGAAACTTCTTTATTATTATTACAGTATTCAGAATAGGTTCTATTATCACTACCACTAATATTATCATCACTACTTGTAGAACCAACAGTACCTTGTTTTTGACACCAAGGATTTGTTGATGTATACATTGAGTCTGCCGTTGGTTGATATTTAGGTAAGAAGTCATCTTGATAAGCCTTAAAAGCAACCCCAAATCCAACACTTGAAGTTGTCGAATTACTATTCGGGTCAGGTCTGTCGTTATGAAAATAGAATGCCAAATCATTAAATTTATTTTCAAAGTCTTTGGCTGAAGTGTCCTCGGAAGGTTTAACTTGGGTACCATCCTGTCCAGGTCCTCCATTACCTTGTGTGTTACCCGCCGCAGGGTTATCTCTCGGTATTTCTTTTAAAACCCCATTAAGTTCCTCGGGAGTTAGTTGGGGGTTGGATAATATTTCTTGGTAAGTATATAAATCTTTAGTTGGTATTGTATTATACTTAAGTGCTAATTGATATATGTCAAATTTTACACAACCAGCAAAGAACGAATCTATGATAGAATTCATTCTTTCTTTATTAGTTTTAAGATGTTTATTTACAATAACATTTAAAATTGATGGGTGGTCAACAATAATTTTCCAACTTAAAGTACCAGTTCTACTTGTGTCCTTATAAGTATAGATTGGTTCAGGACGACCTAAGAATGTTTGTTTGTTCCAATTGGCCGAACTAGTATCGCTAAATTTTAAATCATATGGTGGGAACCACATTACTCTACCACCATTTGGACCTTTTTCACAAACGGGTAATTCATCATAAGTGAAACCAGGTCTACTTGATGTTCTCCAAGCAAGGTTTTCAATTGAGAACATATACTTTTTAGCATATCCTCCTAAGCCTAAATCATTATTAGGTATAATGTTTGTTGAGCCAGGATTTTTAAGTGGTGCAATGTTTAAGTTATAAGTGTTGTCAAATATTGAGTACGCAAACCTTCTACCTGAATTGGTAATACCGTCAGTTTTTTGTAAATCGGCATAAGTGTAGTATGGGGTGTCTTTAGTAAATACACGGCAGTATTCAATACCCGCTTCAGAACCTGTTGTAAAATCTTTGTATGATACAACTTGAGAACCTTTAGTCATTTCTTTGTAACCGTCATTAAACACTTTAGATACTTGGTTCATAGCATTACCAACATGTTTCAATCTAGCACCTCCACTAACATTATCCGCAGAATCAATTATTCTTTGTGTTTGGTCTAAAATTGAATTTTCTTTAAAATCTAAATTTGTCGATTCATCTCTAGTATAGTAACTACTGATTTGATTAAATTCCCCATCTAAACTACCCGTTCCTCCACCAGGAGTTGCTTTAAATCCAGCATTATTTTTATATTTAGGTGATGTCCAAACAAATTGTCCGTCAACACCACCACCATCAGATAACGATTTACCAGCTAAACCAAAATTAATTGATGATTCATTACCTTCATATAATTTACCCAATTCTGATGGCCCGTAAACAGGTGCCTCAACTTGTTGTCCATAAGGGTTAACAGGTACTTGGTTTGGTGGTGATGTTATAGTTGATGGTTCGGCATTTCTACTACCAACATAATAACCACCAACTAAAGTACCATTTGGGTTTATTAAACTAGTAACCACATTAACAATACCTTGAGCCACACCCAATAAACCACCATATTGTTGGTTATACGCAGGTTGGTATCTGTTATAATCAATATTTCTAAATAACGCTGACCTTTGAGCGTTACCTGTATTAGCCAAAAATATTTCAGAAGGATTTCTTTTTAAGTTAAGAATTGGTCCTAAAAATCCACCTGTAAGTTGATTAACTATGTTAAGTGCGTTTGATACTTGTTGGGATTGACCATTAGGTACATTTTCATTAAAATAATCACCAGGAATTGGTGATACAGGCCAATAAGCACCACCTAGTCTTGTTAAAAAGTCTGCTGCGGCAACTATTGGATTTTCAGCAACGGTTATTCGCCAGTTTTGATAAACTAATGGTTCTCTACCTGCAACAATTAGACTCGCTTCAAATGGGTCTGAAAGTGATTCTAAGTTTACCGCACCAACAGTATTTTGGAATATTTCTGCAGCCACTCTTTCTTGGAAAGCATAGTTTAATTGTTCGGCACCAAACTTAGCCAAATAAGAATCTTGAGATAATAATCCGTTATCACCAACAGGATTATTAGATGTTAAAATACTATATGGTGAATATGACGAAGGAACAAATGTTGGGGGGTCCCAATATGGTTGATATATTTTATTGTTATTTTGAATGTCGGTAATAACGACCATGTCATTAAAACCACCATCAGGTCCATATATATTTTCAATATATGCTGCATCAATAAAAAATTCATTAACTAAATCTAATACTGTGTCTGTAGGGTCGTATTCACCTGAGTTAGATGCAACAGGTAAAGCGGGGCCATTAAAAGTAATATTTAAATTATAACCCCCATCAGGACCATATTCGTTTAAAGGGTATAATTGATTTGAGAATACACCATCAGTAATTAAATTATCTGGTGAGTCTATAACGTTTGAGAAACTTTGTTCTACTTCATACGCAATTGGACCTGAAGGTGGTGTGTATACCCCAGGCACATCATACGGTTCCAAATTTTTGGCTAATAAAGAGTTTCTAAACGAAGAACTATTTGCGAACGATAATATACTTTCTGGCATACTTTTATTTTATAATAAATAGAGTATTCATTATTTTTATGTAACCCCATTAGCCATACTTTCTAATAATTTTACGTTATTTGAAGTAGGTGCTGTTAATCCGTTATTATACCTACCCATACTAACGGCTTTAACCATAGCTTCTTTAACATTAGTATTTTCAAGGGCTAAAACTAATTGAGCAGTATCAATATTTGGTGGTGCGGTTATATTAAGGTTCATGTTAACATCCATTCTTTTAGTTTCATTTGATGTCATTTCTTGATTACCCCCTAAATTAGTTCCACCAGCCATAACTAATTTATCTTGTGGGAGTGTTTTAATAACAAAATCTTCAACTTTAACCTCAGTATTTTTTTGATTTCCACCTAAATTTTCAACTTTTAAAAATACTTCCTTTAATTTTTTAGCACCATCCATCATAATATCTATGAATGTATTATTACTTTCACTTAATCTTTTTACGGATTCATCATATTTTTCAATTATTTGGGTTCCAGCATCACTACCCGCAGACTTTAATTTTTCCCCTTGTTTTGTTAAAATATCAGCCAATTCTGACATAGAACCTTGTCCCTTTATAATACTATCAATACTTTTTAATACGTCTTCAGTACCTCCTTGGAACGCCTTACCAATATTTTTTATACTTAAAGCTTCAACATTCATTACATTAGCACCCTCTCTCATAATAGATGCGGGAGCGGTATATGCATCTTGAGCAACTTTTTGTCCTGCAATCGCATAAGGTGTTTTTACTAAAGATTTTAAAGATGCCTCCATAGATTTTGACACGGTAAGTTGTTCTGCGGCCAAATCTTCCATAGTTTTTGGTTGAGCACTCTTTTCTAAAGCTTCTAAAAGTTTAGGATTTTCCTGAAACTTAACCATAGCCTTTTCTAAATCCATTTCACCTTCACCCTCAACTTGAATTTTAAACTTACCATCGGTACCCATCTCAGACATATTAGCAATTAAATTCTTTTGTTCTTCGCTAAATTGGAATCCTGCGAAATTAATCTGACTAAGTTTTTGGTCTAATTCTTTTGTAGCAATTCCCATCTTTGTTAATTGCTCATATGGTATATTTAATTCTTTGGAAATCTCCATCAATTGTCTTCTCGCACCAGGCATAATTTCAAACTGACCTTTTTCATTCATTTGAACAAATTGTTCGGTCATCTTACTAATTTGATTTTGTAATTCAGCAGGGTCATTTTGAGCCATATCCATCAATCGTAATGGGTCTAATAACTCACTATTAGCAACACCCAATCTTTGCATAGATGCCGCCAAATCAATCGCTTTTTCAGGACTAAATAACTCTAATGACAAGTCAAGAGTTTCTTTCATATCAATTCTCAATAAACTAGCTTGAGATGCCATTTTAGCCAACCCTTGAACTCCACCTTCAAAATTAAACTTATTTAGAGCCGACATATTTTCAAGGACTTCACCACTAACCGCCTTTGCGTTAACCCCCATAGAACGAGCAACATCAACAACTTCTTTCATTCCGTCAGCGGCTTGATACGCCGAATAACCAGCGTCTTTAAAATTAGTAACTATCAATTTAGCCGATTGACCCGTAACTTCAGCCGCTGCGTATAAAGTTTTATAACTACTTTCTACTAATATTAAATTTCTACCTAAACTTTCCGCAACATCTTTTTGTATTTCTGCAATATCTTCAAATCCACCACCTAATAGTGTAACATCAGTAACAGCTGCGGTCATCGATTGTTTCATAACAACCATGTTTTCTCTAGCCTGTCCAAAAGATTTTACAATATTTAACGATGCCTCATCGACTTCTTTAATTGCACCTAAAATAGCGTCAACACTAAAGTTCATTTGAACGGCTTCGGTAACTTTACTTAAACCGTCCTTTAATGAAGCATTTAATTTACTTAAAAAATCCGCCCCTGGTTCCGATGATGAATTATTTTCCTCAAGCATATTGGTGTTTTATATATAAATACACCAATCATGATTTTACCATCAATTTTTTGGTGTATTGTCCTCTATTATCCTATCAATTAAAAATTTTCTAGCATATGTTGGCATTATGTGAAAATCAGAATATGATAATCTAATGAATCTAGCAAGGAAATAATATTCCTCAATTAAATGTTGTCGGTAATTAGAAGAAAGGCCGAAAAAACTCAACCCCAAAGGTGATATCAAAGGTCACCATTTCTCCTGACGGGGCTTTTACTGTTTTTTTCAAATCTAATGAGGGTGTATTTTCTCTAATAAAATTACGGATATATTTAGAATCCATAATTGGTAACGAATTAACAAATTGAGATATTGTTTCAGGTGAATTACTACCTTCAACTTCAACAATTTGTTTCATAAGACGCCATGTAACTGTGGGGGCAACCCTACCCGCAGGATATTGTTCAGCCATTTTACTTATTTCCAACGATTCTGCAAAAGTTAAAGGTTTTAATTTAACAGTAGAACCTGACCTAGGTAATTTTGCGGTAAATAAACCATTTTCATCAGGTTTATGTTCACATTGTTTAATCATTAACTCATCTAATACGACAGTATGACTAAACATTTTACCTGTCGATGGGTCGGTTATTGAGACTGTGTATTCGGGTCCAAAAGAAGTATTTCTTAAGAAGATGAGAATAGCCTCGATATCACCATCAATTAAATCCTCAGGTCTTAAATCATGTTCATAAATTTTACTTCTAAGTAAAGACATTACAATAGTGTCATTACTCATTTGAGCAGCACCTAATAAGGTGTTTTCATCATTCGCGGTTAAATAACCAATTTTTATTGATTTCTTTTTTGACTTGTAGAACACTCCACCACTAGGTAAAGATACCATATCGTGTGGTAGATTAAAATTTTGTACGCCAGCTTCATATACATTTGGTTCCATATAATATTTCTTTTATTAGAAATATAGGTTAAATGTATTTTTTTTAAACAGCAAATAAAAAATCCACGCTTTTGACGTGGATTTATTAAAAATAATAACTGAAATTCTTTTTTAGTAAACTAATATACATCTATCCATACGAAGTGTTGCCGAAATACTAGCTAACGCATCTGTATTGTAAGCTAACGAATCGAAGTTAACATCGGATAAGAATGTACCTTCTAAAATCCATTTCTCAACAACAACACCAGTTGGGTCTAACATCTCAAGGTCAACATTCTTTTTGTAACCAGCAGCATAACCCATACGACCTGTTACAGATTCCGCACAAAGACGAACCCATTCCATAAGAGCTTGAGATGCCGATGGACCAATAGGGTCACGGAATTTAACGTTAATCGTACCCCAAGTAAAACGACCTGCTACGTAAGTCGATGTATTTAAGAACGGAATTTCTACAGGATTAATTGTTATATGTGGTCTTGCCGTTGATTCTACGAACCATTCATTTATCCCCAAAGTTGTAGGGAAACGAAGTATAAACCTGTTTTGTCTTTTAGGTTCATACGGTATCGGCATTTTCATTAATAAATCAGCCATTTCAGTTTTTTTTTGTTATTTCTTGTTTATTAGTTTATTATAAATATCACCAAATAAATTTTTTCTCTTTACTTTTAGATTTTTAAAAATTATTCTTAGCATATAAATATCTAGTATAACTTTTTAACTCCTCCTGCTGTAGAATAAGTTTTAATTATATTATCTGGTTCTTTTTCAAAATGAGATTTAACTTTTTCAACATTTCTAATATCATCATCAGAAAAACCTATTGTTGGTACAAAGTTATTAGTTATCTTATTTTTTAAGTAAGCCTTCTTTCTTATATCTTTAGATACATTTCTAACATAATCAACAAATTCTTTTAAGGCTTTAATTTTACCTTCTTCAGGATTTGTTGCGGAACCTTCACCAAAACTTACGGGATAAAATCTGCAAAGGTCTAAATATTCACGTATTAAATCACGTTTTTTAGTTTTAGTTCCAGAGATGTCTCTATACTTTTCTAAATTTTTAATAAGTTCATTTGAATCAATACCATTATGATTAGAAATTATTAGATTGTAAACAGATTCTTTTAATGTACTTGGATTGTGTCCTCTTGCGGTAACAATCGAAAATATTGACCCATTATTAATCGCTTCGACAAAATCACTCCACGCAGGACCTGGTTTTGCGGTCATCGAATCAATTACAAATTGTTTATCACCTAATGTTCTAAAGTATCTAAACGCGTCATCTGCGAATCCAGTAATAGTATGACCTTCATATTCGAAAGGGGTTTTACCAATTTCTGTTCTATATTCAGCAAAGTCTTCCGTGGACATACCAACTTCATCACCATCCTCATCTAATAAAACAATTTTCGTTGGCATCACCATAATATTATCGTCCCAGTCGAATGCATAATATTTCATATCAGGTGTACCTGATTCGTCAATCCCTTCGTTAAGTCTTCTTTTAATCATTTATTTTATTTTGGCTAAAAAGGTGGGGAATTACCCCCACCTTATAATTATTCAGTTTTAGATATTTTCAAACGATGCACCTGTTGGTGTGATGTAGAATGTAATATCAATAAACTCTAACGACCTTGTTGGTTTAATATAGATTTTACCCGTCATTTGGTTTCTATCTAAATCAGCAACATCTGAAGATACTGTTACACGGAAATCGTATAAACCTCTATCTCTTCTAATTGCGTCTAAGATAGGATTAACCGCATCTAAGAAATCTTGTCTTACTTTTTGGTCATTTTGTTCAAACAACAATCTAACTGAAACTGCTGAAATCAACTTACGAGCTTGTAACAATAATCTTCTTACGTTGATTCTATCAAGAGCTGATTGTCTAATTTGTAACGTTTTATTACCCCAAATTACAGTACCAACATCTGAGAAGGTTGCGATTGGGTTAAGTCTACCAGAATATAATGTATCTCTATCTTCTTGAGTCAACTTCTTACGTGCTTTAATTGCATTTACAATACCACGAGTATAACCCGCCGCCGCGAACCAAGGGAATGCGATGTTGTCAGTTAATGCCAAGTTTCTTGTAACCTCAGCCGTTGCTGGAATGTAAATTTGTGTATTGTTAACACTATCACGAGTTAATACCCATGGATAGTAAGTTGCTGTATAGTTAGAGTCAATACCTGTATTATCTAAATTGTCGACCGCCTCTTGTGGGTAAATCAAATCTAAATTACCTTGAGTTGATGGTACAAACATATTATAGTCAGGTGTTGTACAAACATATAATGAATCCGCTCTATCGTTTTCAATCATATCAATTGCACTTTCAACAAGGTCTGAATGATTTACATAATCAATACCTGGTGTTACAAATACGTTGATGTTAACAGCCTCAGGGTTTGCAAATGTTTTTTGACCTAACAAGTATGCGTAGTAGTCAGTGTTTGCCCAATCTTGAGTGTTGTCACCCACAGTAATTTGTTTAAATGCTCCCCACCCTGTTGCGGTTGGGTATTTGATTGAAGGACAAGACCCATTCAAGTATCCTGTTCTACCTAATTTAAATCTATCTTGGTTTGTTCTATATTCTCTATAGATATCCCATCCATCAAAACCACCTTGTACTAATAATGAGAATTTACGTGCGTAAAGTCTGTAGTATGGGTTTGTTTCATCGTCAGGGTCTTGGGTAAATGGTGCGTCACCACAAACGAATGCTGGTGTACCACTTGTAACAAATGCGTTTGGTATAGTAATACCACTTGCGTTTTTATCCATGTGGAAACCTTTACTTCTGAATGCCCAATCCTCACCTGTTGAATCATTACAAATATCTAAAGGTAATTGTTTACCCTTATATAAGTAGTAATCAACATCAATACCGATTGTGTCTGAAATACCCAAGTAAGTTCTACGAACATTATCACCATTACTTCTAGTAGCGTCATCCGCTCCTGAAGATAAACCAAATGGTGGGTTGTAGATTACTTCACCAGGGAAATCATATTTACTCTTAATGATTGGGAACGGAGGTCTAACACCAGCGTATTCTCTAAAATTAAATCCTAAGAATCCACAAGGTAATGCATCTATAGGTGCGTCCTCATTGATTTCAATCATAATATATTTAGAGTTTAGTTGGTATTCACCATCAGTAGTACCAATTTTTTTAGCGATAAATGCGTTATCGTTAGGGTTCATATTACAATTTGTGAATTTCTCTAAAACAACTGGGTTTGAGTCTGAATCAAAGAAATCTCTAACTAAAACATCAAATGTTCCGTTATTAAATGAAATATTAGAAATTGATAATTTAACTTCAGTATTTGCGTCATCTCCATCAGCTATTGTTGTAAACTTAAATAAGTTGTAAACTTTGTTACCTCTTAGTTCAGATACAACCCAAGGTGATGTAGGTGATTGGTATTGTTCTAAATACCAAGCTATTGAAGTTGGGTCATTTCCTTGTCTTGCATTTGGTAAAGCTGTTAAATCACAACTTAAGCCTCTAATGAATCCTTTTCTCCATCCATAGTTTAATAAAGCTTGGAATCTTTCTTCAACAAATAGAGGAACTACGGTTCTTGGTTTAGCAAAATTAGAAGAACCAAATACTTTTGAAATATATTTAGGGTCTGAATTTTGGAATGATGTTTCGAAGAAGAAGTTTTGACCATCTTTATCCGTAACATTTAAACCAAATGTTGCATATGGGTTTTTAGTTACTCCTGAATATGAACCACTACAATCCATAGTTACATCAGTTAAACCTGATACTTCATATACAGGACCATTATCACTACTATATGTTGCAATACCTCTTGAACGCATTGTTGCGATTACTAAATCATCATAGTCGGTGTATGCGGTTCCTGAGAATATATAAACTCTACCAATTAATGTACCTGTATAACAATTAACAGGTGCTGCGGTAGTTGTACTTGTTGTTGTAGTCGCTGTAGGTGTAACACAAGGATTGGTTGTTGTAGTTGTAGTTGTACCTGATGATGTAGTTGTTGTTGTAGTTGTAGGTGGTGTTAAAGTTAACCCAGTTACAATACTCCAAAATGAATATCCCGAATATGCCGAGTTACCTAAGTTATCAAATAATGCATAATACCAAGGGTCGTTTTGAGGTGCGGAATAATCAATGACAGATGCGTCAACATTATCAACACCCATTACATTAGTTTCTGCCGTAAATACTGTACTTAAACCACTATAAGTGTCTCCTGAAATTGCACCATAGTAATATATTGATGTGTTTTCTAAATTGGTGTCGTTTAATATGTCAAAAATTTGATTTTCCATATCTGAACGTAATGTAGATAAACTACCATCAAATAATTCATAAGGAATATCAATTCTGTCGGCAATCATAGAAGGTATTTGTGTATTATCTAAGAAAGCGATAGTATCTATACTATTATTACATCCTGAAAAATCTATTGCAAAATCTAAAGTATAGAATGAATCACATGAAGGTTCACAATCAACAATTGTAGGTTGGAGACAATAGAAATCTACAGTGTCAGGATTTACATTTGCTTTAGTCACAATTGTCCATGATGGACCTGCGTCATAACCTGATAAACCTAATATTCTTGTTACAAACAATTGGTTAGATTGTTGTAAGTAAGCCTTAGCTATATAAGCGGCTTCATATTTAGGTATCTGAGTGTTAATAAACTTTTCTGGTGAAGTACCTCCAAAGTAAGATGAGAACTCATCAAAGTTTGTGATGAAAATAGGTTCAAATGCAGGACCTTTTAAAGTTTCACCAACAATACCCAATGTTGTAACACCAACACTTTGAGCCACAAAACTTAAGTCTACTTCAGAAGTGTATACACCAGGTGATACGAATACTTTACTGTTTGTTGCCATTAGTCTTTTTGTTTTCTTGTTTTTATTTTATTTTATAAATAAATATCCACTAAAAAACCAAAATACTTTACATTATACGAAGTATTTATAAATTGGGTAGAATGTTTTCTGCCTTTTTTCTACCATGAAACAGAACGATAAAAAAATAAAGAATTTAAAGATATCAGTAGAGGTTCATGATATATTAAAAACATATTGTGAAAAAAGAGGTATTAAAATGTATAGGTTTTTAGAAAAACTTATAGTTGACAAATGCAAAGGTAAACCAGATATATATGGTGAAAATTAAATAACCAAATTTATTAAGTTAATCTTACTCTCTTTAGTGTTATCCGTTTTAATAACTACCAATCTTAAAATATCATTGGTATTTATTTGTATTTCACTAATATCAGAACCGTAGTAGTCATTATTAATATAAACATCAAATGAATCAACATTTTCCGTATCACCAATACTAATGTCAGTTGTATAATCAAATAATTGTGTTATTGTATTATTACCAACAACAAACAAAGCTTCCATAGAAACTTTTTTATTATCAACTAAAATCTTTTTTTGTTTTTTAGTTGAGCCTTGTTCAAACTCAACAACTTGTAATATCCTTGAAACAGCTGGAGATACTTCAAACTCATCCTCGTCAATTAAAAAACCTAACATAGTAAATTCATAGTTTTGGATGTAATATTTTCTTTTTTCTAACTCCATTACAGATTCATCAGAAATACTATTCATTATGATTGGAATATAGTGTCCTTTAATAACCGCATATGATTGTCTTGACGCGAACTTCTCTAATATAATTTTATTAAATTGATTTAGTTCCCTCATTCTATTACAAACTATTTTAACTTGGTATGTTATATCAACAGGAACGGGTTGTGGTATTTTATATACATCCATACCATGTCTTTGACCATCCCAAGTGGGCACCTGAGCATAAAAATACTGTCTTCTATTTGGTATATTATAAAGTAAGGCTGGGTTAGAACCAAATTTAACTTCAGGGACTCTTACCACAGTAATAAATGGCGGCTCCACATTTTTATCTATATTTTGGAAATTCCATGTTTCGGTAAACTGAGACCAATTCTGTGTTGTTACTATAATATCTACCATTGGTATTGTTTTACCAGCAACAACAGTTTTCAAATCATCTTTAACAAAATCTAAAAAACCTTTATCCAAATCTGCGTGTAATAAAGACTTAGGTAAATAAGTTCCATCCTTGTTAATTTTATCAACAAGTTCATGTCTCCTCGCCAATAAAGTTTTGGGAGATGTTAATGGTATGTGCTTTTTTATTTTTTTAGGTAAAGCCATATTATTTATTGGTAATTTCTTTTATAACAAAAACTTTATTTTTTTTGTTAATCATATCAACTTCTTTAGCGGTATATATTGGCTCTTCACTATCTTTATAAACAAACGAGTCGTATTTGTAAGGGTTATAAGTAACAACTTTATTATCATCATCACTTGGCATTTTTTCACATGGGAATTGACAATAATCTAATAATTCACCAATAACAAATGCGTGTACATTTTTAGATTTCTCAGTACGAACTTTTTCTTTACCACCTTTTCTAACTCTGAACTCCACATCACCAAGTTTAACATAATCAGCGTGTAAAATAACCTTACTTTTATATGTTACAGAAAAAGTGTGTTTGTGTAAATTATAATAAACCATCACTCGTTTACCTATAAACTTATCTTCGGCATTATCGTGACCACATTCATGACAAACATATGGGTCATCACCACCTTCAGATAAATCCCATTCCCATCCGCATTCAGAACATATGACTTTCTTATCAATCTTTTCAAGTAATTTAATCACCTGTTCTTCGGTTATACGTATTTTCATTTTATAATCCTCTAAATTCATTATTTACAACCGCAGACGCAACAATAGTTCTATAAAATGGTTTAAAACCTGCGTATGTGTGTTTATTGTCCGAAATTACACGACCATCATTATTAACAGTATAATACCTTACCCTATCTTCAGTTTCATAATAACCAATGTAATCACCATAATTTATATCTATATTAAGTTCATCTAATTGTTTTTGATAAACAGATACTCTTATATTACCTGGTTCAAATTGTTCTATTTTAGAGTTACCCAAATATTTATTTTCAGGTGCCATAATTTGGACGTAAGCTTTAAATTCTACAGGTGGTAAAAATTTAATACCGTCTTCTACGGTTTCACCATAAACATCATCAGTCTTTGTCTTTTGTCTATCAACTCTATATAATACTAACGTAAAGTTCATATCACCATATAACCATTCTTCCCCCATGGAGACATCAAGGTTATAATCTTCATCACCGAAGAATTTACCAATTCTGGTTATAGGTACTTTATTTGTTGACATATTGATAAATATTAAAAAATTTATTATTTTTCTATTTAAAGATAGTGTTTTGGAAAATATAACAGGAAATACAAAACAATTAATTGAACTTAAAGCGTTAGATGTACTTGATGATTACTCAGGCGCAAATAACTATATTATTAAATTAAAGAAACAAAAGGAAACTAATAAAAAGTTTTACCCCACAAGAGCCCAATCCGATTATATTATAAATTACCATAAGGATAATCCAAAGGTTGCTAAAAAGTGGGTTGATTTAGACCCTTACTTTGCGAAAAAAATTGCTGATGAAAAACTTTTAACCAAAATACCTGAAAATGTATATGTTGAGAAGTTGTTAGTTGAAAAGGATAAGAGTTACCACATTTGGGGTAAGTTGTTCGAAGAGGAGTCTTTACATGAATTTTGGTTACCTAAAGGTGCGTTGATAAAAACTCATACTGTTGAGAAGGTTAATATTGATTATACCAAATATAATCATAGACCTCCACTATCTCACCAAAAAGAAGCTATTGAATGTTTGGTCGGTTCTAAACGATTTATACTTGCTGACGACATGGGTCTTGGTAAGACAACATCAACCATTATTGCGGCATTGGAAACCAACATTAAGAAAATTTTAATTATTTGTCCCGCGTCATTAAAAATAAATTGGCAAAGAGAGATTGAGAATTACACCGATAGAAGTGTGTATATTGCAGAAGGAAAGAGCTTCTCAACCGAACACGATTTTGTAATTGTTAACTATGATATTCTTAAAAACTTTTATGATATAAAAGACAAAGACAATTCTTTAATTACTAAAGGTAATTTTGATTTAATAATTATTGATGAGGCTCATTACATCCAAAATGGACAAGCACAAAGAACAAAATTAGTTAATAGTTTTTCTAAAAACGCAAAAAGACTTTGGTTATTGACGGGTACCCCAATGACTTCACGACCTATGAATTACTTCAATCTACTTAATTTAATTGAGAGTCCTGTGGCACAAAATTGGATGGCGTATGCAATTAGATATTGTCAAGGTTATCAATTTAACGCGGGTAAAAGAAAAGTTTGGAATGTTACTGGGGCATCTAACTTAGAGGAATTAAGGGATAGAACATCTAGACAGGTTTTGAGAAGATTAAAGACTGACGTATTAGATTTACCCGATAAAATAATTTCACCTGTTTATTTAAGACTTAAGTCTAAACTTTATGAAGGGTTGATGGGGGAATATTATGATTGGTATGAAAATAAACAAGATGAGTCATCTTCATTAACGGTTCAGTTTAGCAAACTGATGAAAGTTAGACAAGTTATTGCGGATGAAAAAATAAATAACACGATTGAATTAGCGGAAAACATTATAGAACAAGATAAAAAAGTAATTATCTTCACAAACTTTACAGATAGTTTAAATAAAATTGCCGACCATTTTGGTAAACAAGCGGTTAGGTTAGATGGGTCAACATCTAAACCACAAAGACAATACGCTGTAGACCAATTCCAAGAAAACGATAAAATAAAAGTATTTGTCGGTAACCTTAAAGCGGCTGGTGTGGGATTAACATTAACCGCAGCAGAAGCTGTAATTATGAATGATTTATCATTTGTACCTTCAGACCATTCACAAGCAGAAGACAGGGCTTATCGATATGGTCAAAAGTCAAATGTATCAATTTATTACCCCATATTTGATAACACTATTGAAGGTGCTATCTACGATATTTTGTCTCGAAAAAAAAATATTTTTGAGACGGTTATGGGTGACAACTTAGATAGAGGGGATTTTATCGAGGAGGTCATGAATAGAATTAATCTTAGAAGATAATTTCAAATTTCCGCTTATTTATAATAATAAAAATAAGCCTAATGAAAAACATTGAAAGTAAAATTGAATCCATTAATGAACAAATTAAAAAAATTGACACTGAAGAAAACAAAAAGTTGTTCCTTAATGAAATGAAGAAAATAGGTATTGAAAAATTACCTTACGCCTATTCATCCTTAAAACAATTCATAGACGCAGAAACTATGAATTATCACTACAATAAACATTACAAAGGTTACGTCGATAAATTAAACGATGCTCTTAGTAAGAAAAAATATGGTGATTTAGAATTAGAACAAATAATTAAATCAATTAGTAGATTTGATAAAACAATTAGAAATAATGCTGGTGGTGCATTTAACCACGCATTGTTTTGGAAAATGTTGACACCTAAAACTCAACAACCAAACGGTCCTGTATTTGAAAGAATTAAAAAAGATTTTAAAAATTATCAGTCATTTAAGAGTAAATTTGAAGAAATTGCCAAAGAAAGATTTGGGTCAGGATGGGTATGGTTAGTACTAACAAAATCTAACAAATTAAAGGTTGTATCAACCCCAAATCAAGATAATCCGTTAATGAATGTTGTTGAAGATGGTGGTTACCCGTTATTAGGTCTAGATTTATGGGAACACGCTTACTATTTAAAATACCGAAACAAAAGAGATGAATACATTAAAAACTTTTGGAAATGTGTGAATTGGGAGTTTGTTAATAAACTATACGACATGAAGGTTGAATCTAAGATAAACGAGAGTGTTGAATTAAAAAGGATATTATCGGAAGGTAAATCTGAAAGATGTAGTAGAGAAGAGACAGAATCAATTAGATTCATATTTAATATGAATCCTAAAGTCAAAGATATCTTTAAATTAGGTATTAACAAAATTTTAAAAGAAGTTTTTTCTGAGAATTTTTATGGTGCTAATGAATATGATGATGGTGAGATGTCGGGAGTGTATGATTTAGAAACTAAAGGTCGTTCAGTTATAAATAAACTTAACACAAATTATAGTTGTTTTTGTGTTTTATTTAATGACATAAACACGGTTTTAGAAAAACAAGGAGAGTCAAAAATTAAATTAATCGGTTTAAAACCTTTTGAACAAATTAGTGAAACTAAAAAATTAATTAAACAAATAGACAAATATAAATTTAGAATTTTTAGTAAAGATTCATCAACATTTCAAAATATTATGAGAATTCTTACTCAAACAGATAGTTGGGGTCAAAAAAGGGAGGATGAAACCGTTAAAATTTTAAAGAAAAAATTTGGTGATGAGAATGTAACAGCTATAGGTAAATTAGGTAGTAAAGAAGACATGATTGATGGTGTTGATTGTGAAATAACAATTAACGGAACTAAACACACATCACAAATAAAACCTTTTATTTCTTTTAAAAAAATAGATAACGAATTGGTGGTTTATGGTTCGGCAAATGTCAAAAAATATAAAACAGATTGGTTAATATTCACAAAAAATAATAAAGAGGTGTTAGTTTTTAGAAATAAAAATACTAAAATAATTGAGGGTAATTATGTTTTCCCATCTAAAGATTTAATTTATACCTTATCGTAATATTTATATATAAAAGAAATTATGGCAATAATCCCTGATAACGAAAGAGAATCCCTTTATAAAAAAGTTAGACATGTGTTAGGGGCACCACTTCGCTCTGTTGAGTTAGAAGATGAGCAAATGGATACATTATTAGAGTTTTCAATTGACGATTATTCACAATATATACAAAATTGGTTGATTGAATCTCAGTGGACTAGTTTATGGGGGTTAAATATGGACGAGCAATCGTTATCAAAGGCGTTTATTACAAAAAGTTTAGATTTTGAAACTAGATACACTTACGCATATTCTAAAATAGTTGGTCTACAAGCTGGTGGTGATTGGGTATTAAAAAAGGATTATATTCAATTAGTACCTAATCAACAAATTTATGAAATACCTTCTGGTAGAGAATTAAATGAATTACTTTGGTTTACACCATCAGAATTAAATAATTTATTATTTGACCCTTGGGCATTTGGGGCTTTGGGTGGTGCTGGTTTAGGTGGCCCTGCAGGATATTCTCAAATGGGGTATACAGGTTCTTATTTTATGATGCCCGCTTTTGACATGTTGTTGAGAATGCAAGAAATCAATATTCAAAGAAGAATAATTGCTGGCGAATTAACCTATAGGGTTACTGCTTTACCTGGTGGTAAAAAAGCGGTTCACCTTATGAATGTTCCTGGTGGTAAATTTGATTTTGGTAATTCAACATTAATGAGAGGTAAAGTTTGGTATTGGTATTATGATGTTGGTCCTGCAGATAGAGATAAGTGTTTAAAAGATAATCCTGAAATTATTAAACTACCTTCTGATGTTCCTTTAGATAAATTATCATGGGTTGACCTTAATAATCCCGCACAACAATGGGTTAGAAGATATTTTATCGCAACTTGTAAGGAAACTCTTGGTCGTGTTAGGGGTAAATTCTCAGGTAATATTAAAACACCTGATTCAGAATTAACTATGGATTATCAGAGTCTATTAACTGAGGGTAAAGATGAAAAATTAAAACTTATCGAGGAGCTTGTTGGTGCTGAGGGTACTCTATCAAGATTAAAACCTGATAAAGTAATGGAACGCGAGGCTTTATTGGCCGAAAACTTAAATAAACAACTTAAGTTCAGAGCTTTCCCAAGACAAATATACGTAATTTAATATGTCATTTAGAAGAAATTTTGGTAGAAAACAAATTGGTGACAAAAATTATTTAACCCCTCAAATGGAAACATTAAGTAGGGTTATTGAATTACCTACGGTTGACAAATCAATTAAAATTGTAACATCAAAAAACTACACCGCAACCGAAGAAGATTTAATTTTAATTAAAAATGTTGACGAATGTATTCTGTTATTAACTGATGAAACATCCGAATATGTCACAATTAAATCTTTAACTAATGTAACAATTAAACCTATTAATTCTAAAATAGACGAGTACTATGATGAACTATCAATTAGTAAAGGTGCGTGTGTAGAATTACATAGAATTGACAATGGGTGGTATATTCTATCTTCTGACGGAGTTAAATTAGATTAAATTACGTATTCTTCCCAACCCTCAGACGCTAAATCATAAATGTAGTTAGGGTCTAATCCTCGTTTCTCCCAATATCTCAACTCACCTTCACTAATATCCAAAACATCTTCTTGTAATCTATCTTGGTCACCATCTTTAAATGGTTTACCATTAATAAGTTCACATTGTTCTTTGGTAAAGAATGCTCTTTGTTCTGGGTCGGTAACCAATAATGACTCACGAATTTCTTCCTTAAATACAACCAATAAAGGCTCAATACGTTTATTAAACGTTACAATCGCTCTTGGTACATTGTAATCGCCCTTCATATCAGGATTGTTTTCTAAATCTGATGGGTCAATTCTATAACAATTAAGTTGAATTACCGAATCCGTAGATGCTAGTCTATAAGCTAAATCTGTTGGTATACCATTATTAGCCTCCTTATTTTTTGAATTACTACGTACCCAATTATCTTCAGACCAAGATTGTTCCCAACCATTTTTGAGTAGGAATTCTTTTTTTTCTTTGAAGGATGTTTTAGCAATTTTAGAATCTGAAAAAAATAATTTTATTTGCTCATCATTCCATCCAGCCTTTGGTTGATTAACTTTTTGAACGTCACCATGAGACGCTCTTGTACCATTATTAACATAATAAATCACGTCACCTAATTGAACATTTAATTTATGATGTATTGCTAGTTCCATGTGAGCCATTCTACTCATTAGTGAACCACCTTTAGTTTTTTGTGTGCACCTGTGTATATAGTCGTCCAAAGACAATTTTACTTTGGCTCTCTGAGCGATTTTAAGTAAGGGGATATCTTTATTGAAGATTCTTGTTAGGTATTCATAATACCACTCAACAAAATCTTGGCCTTTACCCTCAAGTAATTGTTTTACACCTTTATCTAAAAAGTCCTCAATATAGAGAGGAAGTTTTTTAGATTTAATAGTATTACCTGTAAGTTTAACTTTACCACTTGCTTCCATAACCGCATAGTTCTTACGAGCCAAGTTAATACATGATGGCCAAGTTCCGTCAGTATCTAACGCCATTTCACCTCTCATGAACAAGTCATTGAACTCAGCAACGTCAGCATCGTCACCCGTATATTCTTTACCCTCTTTAACCTTCCAGTTTAATCCTTTACCGATATAACGACGATTCTCCCACCCTTCAGGTTTAGAGAAGTTCACACCGTCCGTATCCATCACAAGAGGGGTATATCCACGTTTCATAAAGAACTTAATCATCTGACGAAGATATTGACGACCTGTACAGGTAATCTGTTCACCCATATACATGTCACCCCAAGCAAATACCTGTGGAGCGGACAACGCACCGAACATCGAGTTGATAAAGATTTTAATCGGTAATTGTTTACGGTCATAAGAAAGTGACTTCTTCTTATCTTTATCGTACCACTCAGATGCTAAGTTCTTATACATGATACGAGCGTTACGGAAGTAAGATAACATACCCTTCATACCACCTAAAACGTCACACTTAGGGAATACGTCGTGAACCAACTGAATAGATGGATATAGTGACGAGTAGTCAAGTTTTAATACGTTTCTTGAATACCCCACTTTAAGTAGTCGTGATAAACCACCAACGAACTCAGTTTTTTCTTCTTTTTGTGGAATTGCCAATTTGTGTTTGTAACTCCACGCCAACATAATCATTTTCCATAGAGTTGCAGTACCCATCGTACTTACACGTTCATATGTCGTTGGTACCATCGATGCGAGTAGAAACGTACCCTGGTTGAACTCGTCATCCACAGTCAACGTTTCTTCTAAGTCATCGTCAAGATAACGCTCTACTATGTTATCACCTGTAACTTTTATATAAGTGCCTGGAAATCTTTTATCTAGGTCATTAAATTCTGGTTTATTAGCCCTTTTATATTTTCCATTTTTAATATTTAACCAATATTCATTCTTATCTCTATACATAGACCCGATGTCTTCATGGGGGATGTACACACGGTCAGCAGCTTCAGCGTCAATATATTGTGTAATATACTTCAAACCCGCAGACTTAATACTTGAGTTGATTGCCTGTGCTCTACGAACAGAGTGTATAATATCGATTACGTTATAACCCCAAAGAGTGGTTTGAGTATATCTCTCAACTTCGTTCGCTAACTTCAACATACCATCTTTCTGTGAGATTGGTCGTTGAGGATTTAATGATTTGGCAATACGCTTAATATCTAAGTTGAGAGCTTTACACCTTTCAAAAATCCAATACCAGTCGAAGTTAAATGAGTTATAACCACCGATGATTGATGGTTTAAGTTCGTCTATAATTCTAAAGAACTCAGTAAGACCTCTTCGTTCTTGGTCTTCGTCAGCACATTCAATAACTTTTTGGAATCCTTTATTGGTTTTGATTCCAATCATAAAGATACGACCATCTTTAGGTTCAAGAGCGGTCGTCTCTAAGTCGAATCCGAGTCTAGTGATGTCATTGTATTCTTCATACCCTTTGAACAATCGTTTCTCTCTTGAGATGAGGTATTGTTCTACAGGTGGTAATACCATTATTTTATCTTTGGCTTTATCTGACCACGGGTCTAATCCACCATCACGGAAAAATTGGATAAGTGTACGATAACCCTTAAGTGATTTAACCATATACTTAAGACCATTCTCAAGTCGTTCATCACCTTTGGTTTCTAACTTATCGATAACGATACCATATTTGGTCATCGCCTCTTTCTGTAAATCTTTGGATGTTTTGTAAAAGTTAAGTCCTCGTAAATCACCAACCCATGCAAATGCGGTGAACGAATCTTTCTTAATAACTTTACCCTGACCAGGGATTTCTTTGATTTTGTAAATTGAGTCCGTAACATAATCGAACTCGACCGCGACAATATGTTCTTCGGGGTCATTACCTTCGAGGAAGGATTTAATTTCTTCTTGTGTAAACATAATTTTAAATTTTGATTGGTCTATTAGCTGTCACACATTATGACATTTACCTTACCACAATAAATATAAAATTATTAAAGAATTAAGTCAAACTGAAAAACAAAAAATTATGGAGTGGTTACTCCTCTCTTAGAAACAACTTTAGAACACATCTCATTTGCGAAGGTAATTGATATAGATGTATTTTTTGTCTCATAATATTTTAAAATAAATGATGATGTAAATGTATCACCAGCACCACTAACATCAATAGTTTCTTTTGGTGATAAACTTGGATAAATAGTTCCGTCATGCAAAGCACCTTTAGAACCTAATGTTACTATTACATTTTTAAGTTTTGACAATTTTTTATTTTGTTTAGCTTCACCCTCGTTAAGTTTAACAAAGTAAAACGCCTCAATAATTTCTTCAGTGAGTTTTCTTTTTGAATCTAATATTGATAAGTTAGAGTGTCTACCAATAAATTTTAAATCTTCGTCAGTTAAAAACCCTTTGTTATAATCACTAACGATTGTTATATCGAAATCTGATAGATAATCTTTATCTTGGAAGTTTATATTTATTGGGGTTATGTTTTCCTCACCTTCATCAACCCTCATAAACATGTGGTTTGATTTATCTTCAACGAATCTTGTTTTTGTAATAGTTTCAGGTTGACACCAATGAACTACCTCTAAATCAGTCGAAAGAGATTTAACATTTTCAACCACATTACCAGACATACCCTTATTTTCAATAATATTAATTGGTTTTAACACAGGCACTGGTGCTTCGGGTGAGAATCTTGTTACTTCAGAATAAATAAATTTATCCACACAAGTTTCACCAATTACTAAAATTTTACGCATTTTCTAAAATTTTTGTTGTTGAGTATCCATCTATTTTATTAAAAAAGATAAGTTCTTTTGAGTGTTCAGAACCAATTACTTTTTTATCTTTATAATCTGACCCAACAATCATAATGTCAGGTTTCCAAGTTCTAATTTTTTCAGACAATTCAAAATCAGAATCAAATGAAACGACTTTTGACACACCGTTTATTCTTGATAAAAAATACATTCTATCTTGACAAGTGTTAAATGGTCTTTTATCACCTTTGAGTTTAGACACTCGTTTATCTGTATCAACCCCGACCATAAGTTCACCAAATGATGACGCAAATTCTAGTAACTCCAAATGACCTCGGTGTAATATGTCAAAGGTTCCATTTACCCAAACTTTTTTCATTTTTAGTTTTATTTTATATAAAAATAAAATATCTTTTGATAAAGAACATAGAATGTCTAACGTAATAAATATACCAACAAAAATCTACATAGACAAATCACCAATCCATGGATGGGGTGTGTTTGCCAAGGAAATAATAAAAGAGGGTGAGATAATCGAGGAATGTCCGATTTTCACATTACCAATCAGTAAAGGAGAGGTAACTTCATTATTAATTGATTATAGATTTAACTGGCCTCAAGGAACTGACCCTGAAGAACAGGTAATACCGTGGGGATATGGTTGTTTATATAATCATAGTAAAAACGCTAACTCGTACTGGATTTCTAATTTAGAAAAAAGAACATTTATTTTTATTGCCAACAGAAACATATACCCAAACGAGGAAATAGTAACTTGGTATGGTGATGTTAATTATTGGAACGACGGTAGAAGTAATATTGAGGTGATTAGTTAATTACCTTTCCAAACCCTATAAGAATCAGAATCAAAATGTTGAGTAGATACTTCAAAAATTGTTCCTTCAGTTAACGCCTCCAACTGATGAGGTTGACCAGGTAATTGTCTTACGGTGTCACCAACTTTTAAATGTCTTTCTTGGATTTCACCTTTTTCTGTGTCAATCCACCTATAAATAAATTCACCCTTATCAACATACCAAGTTTCATCTTTAATCATGTGATAGTGCATTGAGAATTTACATCCTTTTTTAAACACTAACAATTTCCCACAATATAATTCGTTATTTTCGAAAATAACTTCATGCCCCCAACCTTTGGGAACATTACATTCCCTACACTCAAGGGCGTTATAGACAATAGGTTTCTCCATAAGTCAAATATAAATTACAATAAAGTTTAAGTAAAACGTCTTTTTTAAAGATTAACAATTGTTTCCGATAGTAACATCAATACCAGATGTATAAACAGGGTAAGAACCACAAACATTTATTGTTTGACCTAAAGATATTAATTCTAACCTAATAATGTAGTTGTAGTAGTTGTTACAGGAATTGTTGTAGTAGTCGTTACAGGAATTGTTGTAGTAGTCGTTACAGGAATTGTTGTGGTGGTCGATGTACAAGGACAACATTCTGTAGTCGTTGTTGTGGTGTAAGGTCCGTTCACACAACAAGGGAATTCTGAAGTGTAACATGCGTTATATTCTAAGTCATCTGCAATAAAGGATTCTTGGACATTAATTATAAGTTTTTCTCTAATTGGTAATATTAAAACACCATCATCATTCCTTAACATAAATTGTCCCTCATATCTACCAACTTTATTAGTATCTCTTGGGGTAAATTGATAGTAGATATAATATTCAGGTTCTGCGTTCGGGTCTAAAAATGTTTTTTCAACAAACCCCGCAGGTCTTGAGCTGATTTTAGGTATACCAGTATCAATATCCACCATTGAAAAGAAAATGGCAGATAACTCTATAGTTTTCATAAAACTAAAGTAGTCACTCCTCCCATCCTTAACAACTTGTAATTTTAATACAGGTAATGTGGCGTTCTTTTTAATGAAAAAATCCATCTATTGTTTTTATTCTATAAATACTTTGGTTTATAGAAATAAATACCTTTAAGATTCTTTTCTTAAACTACCATCATAAAAATCAAATCTATCATGTTCTGTTGGTGTTAAAAGTAATATTCCAGGATTTAACTCACCTTTTTTTGTTAATTGATACATATGGGACATCCATGTCTGTTCAAATGGGTGTGCCCATGTAGTTTCCAAAAACATTTTCTTATTACCTATTCTTGAGACTATCTGAGGCCAATTACAATAATAAACTTCACCTTTAGCGAAAGGTATACCACCATAAGAACTAATACTTGTAAATTTAGTTTTTGGTGCATTAGGGTCTAATCCCTGTTTTGGTAGATTTGGTTTTTCTGGCCAAAATTCTTGACGTAAATTTTGTGGAACATTATACCAAGACCATTGAGTTGAGTTATCACCATAAAATTCTGTAAAATTTAATTTAATAAAATCAAAGTTAAATTTTTTAATTATGGTTAAACTTTTGTCGTATAAATTATCAATATATCTATTAAATCCGTTTTTACAAACCTCACCTTTTTTAGGATAGAAAAACATATCATCTTCAAAAAATAAGTAGTAATCTAAATCAGTTTTATCAAAATGTTCCGCAATAAATTGTCTACCACCACAGATACCTAAATTATCTTTTTTAATATGTTCAAAACCATATTGTTTACAAAGTTCCGAGTATTCTTCGGTAGTTGATGAATCTGACGAATTGTCTAATAAAAATTTTTTAGTTTTATTAATATAATTTGAATCATACTCCAACATTGATGTTATTAAAGTTCTGAATTGGTTCGGACTATTAAAAGTTATAACGTATAACCCTACTTTATTGGGGTCTAAATTATTTTCTAAAACGATTGGTTGTTCATTTTTAATCACTAATTTATCGTTTTTTAAATCCTCAAAAAATTTCCACAACATACCATCACCATTAATATCAAAATAATTAATAATGTCTGAATGTTTGTAACACATAATACTAAAAATAGACTCTTCTGTACCCATGTAACCTTCATCTAATGTTGAAGATAATAAACCATAATATATTGTATTAATATCGGTTATTGAACTTTTTGGTCCTCCAAAAAACCCACCTCTAGCAACTTTGTTGACTTTATGTCCTGAAATATCATTTAATCTTTGATAATTAAATCCATGTATCTCAGTTTCGGCGTTATATGGGAAACATATAAATGAAAATTTATTTATATATTTAGGTAATTTATCAAGAACCTTATCATGTGTAAAATACCCTGGATGTACCGTATTTGTTAACCCAGCATCAATCCAAAACAAAAACTCAGAATTAAACTTATCAAGTATTTTAGCGTCATGTAATATGAAAATTTTAGACATGACTAACGGGTTATACATTTCTAATTTTGCTTGAGTAGAATCTGTCAACCAACCTGTTTGATTGTACCAATTTTCATTGGTTCTTATTTTTTGTATTTTTTCATAGAACTCATTGGATTTGAACCAACTAACGTCCCTAAGAATAAATTGGGTATTTTCGGGATTTCTTTTTCGAAAAACAAATTCTTCTAATTCTTTATCCCCAAAAATAATCATATTATTTGGGTTATCTAATAATTGATTAAACTTATCTAAATAGTGTTGGTAGGTACGTGACCACCCTTCAGATAACTCACCCCTACCTATATTCCATAATCCTGTAACTAATGTAATACTCATTTATTTTTCTAAATAACCTAATTTATAGTAGTGTTGGTGGTTGTCGGGTACTTGCTCCGTTCTAAAAATATTACAACCACCACTTTCATTTGGTAAATGTCCTATCACTGGAAAAGACTCAACTCGTGGTCTAAAATCAGTATCTCGATTATAGTTCATAACAATTTTATGAATATTATTTTTACCAAGGTATGCAGATATTATCATATCATCATTCCAATTACCTAAAACAAATTCTTTAAAGTCATCACCAAAGAACTTTCTTTTATATGAAACCGTTTTGTACCCCTCAATAATTTTTACTCTTGTATCTTCTTTTAAAGTTGTACAAAAATGACAAGACCCATTTATACTACCAATACCAGCAAATCCTAGTGCTGAATTGGGGTAAACCTCACGTTTCATTAAATGGTATTCAATAAACCCATTCTCATAATTTAAGTCATCATCAACGGTAATTATTATTGTTTCAGGGTCATTTACGCGCTCAATAGTTGGTAAAAGCTTAGTCATAGAACCATAATCATCAGTTCTGAAAATTTTTAATTTATTATCACCATATTCCAATAACCAATTAGGTAATTTATACTCTTCATTAGTTTTTTTATTGACGTAAGGTATATTAAAATGTATTTCATAGTAAGGATAATCTTGATTGACTAATAGGTCTATAACAGGCCTTACACCTCCATTTTGATGTGGGGATATTAATCTGTTTGGAATAGTTGTTAGTGATATGATAACATTATACATTTTAATATGTTATAAATTACCAGTTATTCTATCACACCAACCTTTTGATAGACTATGCGGCCAAACAACCCAATACTTTGGTTTGTGTGTTGTTTGGAAATCCCTCCATAGTTTACAATACCCATCAGGGTCTGACTTTAATCTTTTAATTTCATTTATATCAGCATCTTTTCTGAATATAGTTTCGTCTTTTTCATCATGAAAAGCTACGACCCAAAAATCATAATCCTCTTCAGGTACTTGTGATAACGATAAATCAATACAATGTTTAAATATCGAAGCAAAACTAGATTCCCATTCTTCATCGGTAGTATAAATTGTAGGGTTTGGTGGGTAGTTTTTATCTAACGTATATTGTTGTACCGCTCTTCTTGAAAATCTTAATCCTGCGTAAATTTCATAATCTTTTAAACTTCTAACAGGACCAAAACCATAAGGT